TCATCAGCGTTCTATTGAGCGATTTGATGCAGTTCCTGGTTATCATCAGCGCAAGATTGATGAACTCAAGTCTGGTAAGTGTGACATTGACTATACCATCGAGACTGGTAAAAAGTATCACAAAATCATCTTTGTTGATGGTGGTGGACAACGCTCTGCTCATGCTTTCATTGACAAGAACACTGGCGAAGTGTATAAAACTGCCTCATGGAAGTCTCCTGCCAAAGGTGTTCGTTATGACCTGCGATTGATTGCTGATCGTGAATACCTGCTGGAACATGCAGATTGGAGCGGGGGGTATTTATACAAATAACTCACTCCCAGTCAGTTGGAACTTTCTATGATGCTATTGGAAACTCTGGACATTATTGCACGATGACTTACACTGACATCACAAAACTTGAGAATTGCCCTGAGTGTGGTGCAAACTGGGTTGAAAAACTCATCCCACAAAAATACTGGGAAAACTATTCTCCACCCTATTTTTATAGTCGTGTGATTGGTATTGAATTGCTTGGTGAAGATCGTATCAATCATTGGGTGTGCCCTGATTGTAACCACAAGTTTCCACGATGACTTACTCTAACCTCTCCAAGATTCGCCCGAAACTGAGAACATCAGGTAACATCACAGGTAACTTTGGACGCTCTAAAGCTAAAGCAGGTTCTTCACTCAATGATCTGGGTGGTGATGGTAACATTGGTTCCACACAGACTGAATACCTGAACCGATTGTATTATGCTTTTGATCATACTACCGAACCTCAACTTCGTTCATTTCTTTACACCGAAATTCGCAAGATTCTCATTCAACAAGGTAAATGGTAATCTCATGAAATACGAAGTCAAGTTATATGTTGGTGGCAAAGTTTTCACCGAAAGTGTAGAAGCCGTCAACAATCAGGACGCAAAAGCAACAGCACTTGCTCGCAATCCGAAAGCAAAAGTGATTGGAGTTAATCCAGTTTTCCGGTAATTAAAATAGCTCACCTCCAAAGCGTTCCTATGGTATGAGCACCACCCCAACCATGATCGACTTCCCCACACTACAATCTAAGGATGGCACAATGCTAGTCGGATTCTATCCTGTTCAGACGCCATTTGGTGACATTTCAGAAGAGTGGTGCCTGCAAATCTTGTCTTGGAAAGGTATTGATCAGATCAGCAAAAAGTATCTGAATCGTGTTGAAAAGTCTCTTGCAATTCGTGACCGTCTCAATCATGATTACATTCTGACTGGTGATAATCAAGATTTGCCACAACAAGGTAACCCTTTCTACGGTGCAGTCTGATGCGATTCCAAGTTACTCAAATTGAGTTTGATTTTGATGATGAAGAGGAGATGAATGAGGACGAAAAAAATACTATCACCAACGAATGTATCGGTCAAGTATGGGAAGCAATCGATGAAGATGACTTGATTGAAGAGATCACATGTACAACTGGTTGGTGTATCAAATCGATTGACTATCGTCATGTGTTAGTCTAAACAATGAGACGCAAATCCCTGACTTTTAAGAAACTCAATTCCATGAAAGTTCTCACACTCATCTTCATCGTAGCATTGTTTTTTTCACCCTCTGTTCGATCACTGACTTCCAATACTTTACATACGGTAGCAGATCTGATCTCTTCGAGCAATTAAAATAGCTCACCTCCAAAGCGTTCCTATGGTATCACCACTCACTCCAACTCATCATGCGTAAGATCGAATCCCAGATGAACACTGCTATCACTGAGCACAAAGATCTCAAGTCAGGCAACACTCAAGTGGTTACTTATACCAACTGTTCTGATGTCTATCTGCACGGTAATCTGATCGCTCGGATTGGTGAAACCTGGATCGAATTGTTCGATGGTGGTTGGCAATCACATACCACAAAGTCTCGCCTCAATGCACTTCTCCAAGCGTTTGGTATGCCTGGTGAGTATGTCTTCCAAAAGAACTTTCAGTGGTTCGTTCAATACAACGGAGCACCGATTCCTTTCTTCTCTGGTATGCGTCTCGCTTGAATCTTTCTCACTTTAATTAACAACAAAACCATTGATTATCGTCACATTCTCAAATGACTGACCTTCGTTACTCTACGGGTGAAGAACTTGAAGAGTTCCTGTATGAAAAGTGCAGGCAAGATCCTGATCTTCTCGCTACTATCATCAATGAGTATGTGTGCTCGCTGAGTGATAACAAACTGATTGAACTTGAAGACTTTCTCACTAACAACTTTGGAGACGATTGATGAACCGCACTGAACTCCAAGAATCATACATTCAACAGGTGATTGATAGTATGGACTACAAAACAATGGAACGTTTTGTGTATGATAATCTACAAGATAATCTGCAAGGTTATAGCGACGAAGAACTGATTGCAGAGGTTGAAGAATACTATCCCGAACTGCTGGAAGATTGAATCATGACGCATTATGTTTAATCTTTGTATCATTATCTGAACCAAGCTCATGTATCTCAAAGTCACAAGATTGTCCCGCAGCAAAAACGAATGGACGAGATTTGTTCATTTTCCTGATACTTACACTTTCCGCCATGCTGTTCGTCTTTTAGGCAATTCTCGCAAATGACCCTACTTATAGGGTCTTTTTTTATGTCTTGTAATACCAATAACAACCAACCCAACTATTTTTTCCTGGATTTTTAAGTGATTTAAGTAATCCTGTTCCACGCTTTCCTCTTATAGTTAATGATGCTTTATTTGCACTTTCAAACTCATAAACAAGTTTGCCAGTTTTCTTATCATAACCAACCACAGGTTTAATGACTGGTCTATTGTCGAGTTTCGTCCATTTATATCCATAAGCAGTCCAACCTTCTTTCATTGCTCTACATATGTTTCCTGCATATTTTTCGTTTCCTGTTACTTTAAGTGCTGCCTCTCTTGTACCATCAAACTCAACAATCTCACCAGTTGTTATACTCTTACCCTGAATCTTTCGTTTTGCATGTGTACCACCTAAGTTCTTTTGTAAGAACATTCCCCACTTTTCTCCACGTTCTAACTTATTTTTAAGTCCAATACTTATACTCTCTTTCCACTCATCAGAACGAGAAACATTGCTCATCGTTTCTGATATTTTCTGTTTCGTATCTTCTGTGTGCTCAAAGTATTCTCCACCAGTTGTTGCATTATATCCACCCCGATATGAGTCGAGAAAATCTATCCACCATATTTCACGCTCATTTAGTATATCTACATTACACTCTTCAAGTATACGAATCTTGAATTTTTCTAGACCATACTTATTGATTGCCTTGTAGAGTGGTCTATCACTATGGATTCTACTTTCTGTGATGTGTGCTAACCAACGTTTGTTGAGTTGTTGTCTTGTTTGACCAACATACTTCTTATCATTAACTGTGTTGGTGATGAGATAGATTATTCCTTGTTCCAATTCTATAACGTGCTGAGTGATTTGGTGGTATTTATGATAACCTACTGTCTTTTGGCAAGTTTTCCACAATTTCCACAATCTGGGGAAAACGTTTATAAAAATAGGTTTGTGTGATTGTATAAAATTAGTGTTGTAATTAAATGCTTCTGGGTGTTGTTATCTTACAGGTCAGTTTATCACACGCCCGCAAAAATGTCAAGACCCCCGTGATCAGAAAATCTCCACAATCGCAAAAAAACTATAAGGACCGCAAATAAATATCCCTAGACCATTGACATTTACGCCACAGTATCTTAGAGTAGTTTCATAACACACAGGAGCGAACTTATGTCAGTTGTATATCAGCAGGCACAGAAGCAGCGTTATAGGATCACTCTGGATCTATCAGTATTCGGTGACTTCGACCCACACCAGATTGATTGGGAGAAGTTATTCAAGTTGGAAGGTGCGGAGAAGTGTGAAGCTTATGTTGAGGATCTAAGTACACCTGACCGTTGGTGATTATAGGGATTCAAAAATAGCTCACCTTTAAAGCGTTCCTATGGTGCAAGGGTCACTCCCACACAGTCACTGACACTTTGATGCTGAACTTCATCCCCTACGCTATTCGTCGTCCGTTCTACTATGTGTTCGACCTGATCGCATGTTCTGATTTTCGCAATGAAGAATTCGGTCGGATCTTTGATGCCTATGAGTATGAGCAATCAACGCAAATCCTAGGGTTCATTAACTACTTGGGTATGTCAGGTCAGTTAGATCTACCTGAGAACTTTGACCTGTTCGCTGATGTTGAAACTCTAGAGCAAGCAGTAGAGAAGTGGAATGATTATCAGGACTTGATGAACACTTCCACGCTGGCATAGGTAACAACAAAGGGGAATGAGATGCGCCTCTATAAAGACACTCACTGTTCCACACTTATTCTAACATAAAACACGAAAAATGTCCAAGTCTGTGATGCTTTCTCTTCTTGCTCAGGGTAACACTGGCAGCGAGATTCTGTCGATTCTTGATACTCTCGCTGCTGAATCTGTGAGTGATACTGAGGAGAGCACTATCGAGTTCTGATTGTTAACAACTGTGCGTCCCCTGGTTGACACTGGGGGGCGTTTATGTTATACTCGTAGATATCAGTGCGGGCCAGTGTTTTGCCGCCCGTTGTTGATGGCGTCGTGGCGGCGTTGCGTTAATTAACCCCCGTATTAAAAAAAGCAAACATCCCTAATCTATAACAACTCCGTACCACGGCATCGATATATTTCTCTTATAAAAAAATTTTCCGGAATTATAATGAGACACAAAAACCCCCCGCCACCCCTATTGGAACTTTTGGAAGGTTGTTTTTGTTGGTTGGTTAATACGACATCCCGATAAGGTTTTCCGAATCATTGGAATACCTATTGGGATTCTTATTGTAATGATATATAATGCGGTAATCAAATAAAAGAGTTAGAAAAAATTTCCCGGAAAAAAAATTTATATGGAAAAGATTTATCACATATATGCAAAGGATAAGTGTATATCTCATTCAGTAAAAGAAGAAGACTTTGATAAGGTTTGGAAAGAGATAAAAGGTATGATTGGTCTTATGAAAACTGACTATTCAGTAGAGGATCTTTCTTATGAGGAAGTGGTCATAAACAAAGAAGTAATACTTAACTCTTCCCATTGACAAACACATATATAAACTGATAAAATTGATTTTGAAGGTTATTTCAACTTATGGCAAAAGGATTTACTGTTAAAGCAACTGCACCAAAGCCCAGTGAACAGACATGGGACTATGATGCAATTAAAGAAAGGATGCGAGGAAAGTCAATTGTATTCTGCCTGCCTGGTAGAGGATGCTCGTTTATTTTTCTGAAAGCATTTGTACAACTATGCTTTGATATGGTACAGAATGGAATGAGTATTCAAATTTCTCAGGACTATTCTTCTATGGTGAACTTTGCACGTTGTAAGGTACTTGGTGCAAATGTTCTTCGTGGACCAAAGCAAATTCCTTGGGATGGAAAACTGCAATACGATTATCAACTTTGGATTGACTCGGATATTGTCTTTGACACTAACAAGTTCTGGCAACTCTGTGATCTTGCTCTGAATGAAGAAGGAGAAGAGAAGGAGATTGTTGCTGGATGGTATGCAACAGAAGATGGTCACACAACCTCTGTCGCACACTGGTTAGAAGAAGATGACTTCCGCAAGAATGGCGGGGTGATGAATCATGAAACCGTTGAGTCTATCTCAAAGCGTCGGAAGCCATTTACTGTGGATTACACTGGATTTGGTTGGGTTCTGATTAAGAATGGCGTCTTTGAAAATCTCGAATACCCTTGGTTTGCTCCTAAGATGCAAGTCTTTGAATCTGGTGCAGTTCAAGATATGTGTGGAGAAGATGTTTCATTCTGTCTTGATGCAAAAGAGGCAGGTTTTGAAATTTGGTGCGATCCTCGGATTCGAGTGGGACATGAAAAAACTCGCGTAATCTGATTAAACATTATATAAAGGAGAAAAGATTAAATGGCAAAAGGTGGATCTAACAAAGTAGTATTTGAGCCTGGTACTCCTAAGAAGACTCGTCAGGGACGTTCATCACGTACATTATTGAGTGCAACGTCTCGTAATGGACGTAAGAAAAAATATCGTGGTCAAGGTAAATAATAATATTCAGAGTGCTTAAATAGACTTAGGCACTCTTTTTTTATGTTTTCAGAAAAAGAACTTCATATTTTAAATTGGATTCAAAAAGTTTCGAAAATTAGAACTGAATTAAAAGGTTTTGCAATTTGTCCTTTTGCAGCAAAGTCAAAATATCGCATTGTAGAGTGCTCTGCAAGCGCCATAGAGCCCATTCAAGACATGGATGTGGTAATCTACATCATAGAAGATGCATTTAATCTCAATGAGGTTCAGCAATGGGTTGGTGTTTGCAATTCAAAGTATGAAGGATGGAAGTTTTTTGAAGATTGTGGTGCATATAAGACATACATTAATGGGATTCAGACAAACAATGGTAAATATAACTTGATTTTAGGGCAACCAACTAAGAAATTGCGTAAATTTAGAGAAAACTTAGCAAAAACATCATACTATGAGATGTGGGATAAGAACTATTTGAAGGAAATACTTGAAGATGATTATGATATCATTGAAACACGGGATAGCAACCCCGTAAAAAGTTCTGATTTAACAAATCAGGAGCAAAACAATGACCAAACAAGTCGATAAAGACGAAACTTTTATGAAAAATGAGTGGGGAACTCAGTATTTGTCAAGTGAATATGGTTGGGAGACTAAAATTCAGAAGCCAAAAATGCTTCGTGAGATCGCAAATGATGATTTGACTCCCAAAAAACACGATTTTTATCATCAAAATGAAATTCATGAAAAAATTCGCAATGATGAGGACTATGATGATTGGGAATATGGCACAGAACCGCTTTATGAATCTAAATAACGCTAATAAATAATATAGATTTTATAAAATTTATAAATTTTATGCCTGTCGAACGGGTAAGTAAAGGTTTTAAAGATTTAAGTATGACTTTTCAGGTTAATCCTGTTAGTTTTGACATGATTGCAATTAAAAATGAAAATGCAATTGCCCGTTCAATCAGAAATTTGGTTTTTACTCTTCCCGGAGAAAGATTTTTTAATCAAAATTTGGGATCAAGAGTAACTCAATCTCTTTTTGAGAATATGGATGGCATTAATGCATCTATCATTAGAGATGAAATTGAAAATACAATCAAAAATTATGAGCCAAGAGTGAAGTTAATAGATGTAATCGTAGAACCTAATTACGATGATAATGAATTTAATGTGATCATAAACTTTCGTATTATTGGAATTGAAGCTCTTCCACAACAATTATCATTCGCACTGCAGCCAACACGATAATGGCATTAGTTAATTTCACAAGTCTAGATTTTGATCAAATAAAGACTTCGATCCGTGAGTATCTCAGATCGAATTCTGATTTTACTGACTATGATTTTGAAGGATCAAATCTTTCAGTATTAATTGATATTCTAGCATATAACACATATATCTCCTCATATAATGCTAATATGATTAGCAATGAGGTTTTTATTGATAGCGCAACACTGAGAGAAAATGTAGTTGCTCTTGCTAGAAATATTGGTTATGTTCCCAAATCCAGAACAGCAGCAAGGGCATCAATTTCATTCTTTGTAGATACTACAAACTTCTCCATAAAACCACTTACTTTAACATTAAATAAAGGTGTTGTATGTGCATCGGCAAATGTGTTTGGAAATGAAAGTTATAGTTTTGCTATTCCAAATGATATAACAGTTCCAGTTACTAATGGAATTGCTTTTTTTGAGGGTGTCGAAATTTATGAGGGAACATTTTTAACTTCAAACTTTGTAGTCCCCTCTGGTACATCTTTTGAAACCCAAAGATACATTCTTGATAATGCAAACATTGATACATCAACTATTTCAGTAACAGTCAGAGACACCCAATCAAGTACATATTCTAGAAAATTTGTTTTATCCAATAATTTACTTTCGGTAAATTCAAAATCAAGAGTATTCTTTATACAAGAAATAGAAGATCAAAGATATGAGTTAATTTTTGGTGATGGTATATTTGGGGAAAAACTATCTGCTTTAAATTATATTAATGCCTCTTACATTATTACGAGTGGAGAATCAGGAAATGGAATATCTTCATTTACATTCAATGGTAGAATTGTAGACAATAACAATGGTCTCGTCACTAATGGAATTTCTCTGGTAACAACAAATACTGCATCTCAGGGAGGAAAAGAAATTGAATCCTTGGATTCAATTAAAAAGTATGCTCCAAGAGTTTATTCATCTCAAAATCGCGCAGTAACTGCAATGGATTATGAAACCATTATACCAAGAATTTATCCAGAAACTCAATCAGTATCAGTATTTGGTGGAGAAGATCTAGATCCACCTCAGTTTGGAAAGGTGTTCATTACTATCAAACCATCTTCTGGGTCATACATTCCAAGTTCAATAAAAGATAATTTAAAAAAAGAACTTAGAAAATATAGTGTTGCGGGAATTGTTCCAGAAATTCTTGACATAAAATACCTTTATGTTGAAGCTGACATTACTGCCTACTACAATCCCAATCTTGCACCAAATTCAGAGTATGTTAAAACTTTAATATCAAATAATATTAATTCATATACAAATTCTACTGAATTGAACCGCTACGGTGCGAAATTTAAATATAGCAAATTCCAAAAAATTATAGATGATAGTCATGAATCTATTACTTCTAATATTACAAAAATTCAAATTAGAAGAAATTTAAATCCAAATCTAAATCGGTTTGCTAATTATGAACTTTGTTATGGAAATTCTTTTCATATTAAGAGTATGGGAGGATATAATATAAAATCCTCTGGATTTACAATAAGTGGAATACAAGAAACTTGCCATCTATCAGATCTACCAAATTCGAATAAAAAGACAGGCACAATTTTTATATTTACGAACCCCGACTCAATTAATCCAGTAATTCAAAATAAATCAGTTGGAACCATAGATTATGAAAAAGGTGAGATTATACTTAATGAAATTCAAATAATATCTACATCAAAAACTTTTAATGGAGAACCTATAATTGAAATTGCTGCGATTCCATCTTCGAATGATGTTATCGGAAAACAGGATCTTTATTTGGAACTAGATATTAATAACACAACCTTAAACATGAAAATTGATGATATTTCTTCTGGTGCAGATATTTCTGCATCTTTATATGATTCCACCATAAGTTACACAAACGGTAGTCGCGTAAGAAAATAAAAAACATGGTAGTTACAAGAATCAAAATTAGTTCAGTTGTTGAAAATCAACTTCCATCTTTTGTAAGAGATGAATTTCCACTTGTAAATGAATTTTTATCTGAATATTATAGTTCACTTGAATATCAAGGTGGTGTATTAGATCTTTTGCAAAATATAGATCGATACATTAAATTAGATCAACTTACTAATCTTGTAGATTCCACAACGATTACATCTGAAATTAATCTTGGCGATGCCACAATAAATGTACAATCGACAAAAGGATTTCCGGATTCTTATGGATTATTAAAAATTGGGTCCGAAATTATTACGTACAAATCCAAAACCAATACTTCATTTAATGAATGTGTTAGAGGATTTAGTGGGGTAATTTCTCACCAAAATCCATTAAAACCAGATAATTTGATTTTTACAACATCAGCAAGAGAAGAACATGTGAATGGTTCTTCTGTTTTGAATTTAAGTATTTTATTTTTAAAAGAATTTTATAAAAAAGTAAAAAAACAATTTTCGCCAGGATTTGATGAAAGAGATTTATTTTCAAATTTAAATCAGAGTCTTTTTATAAAGCAAGCGAAGGACTTTTATTCTTCAAAAGGGACCGACCAATCCTTTGAAATTCTTTTTAGATCTTTATATGGAGAAGATGTTGAGGTAATTAAACCAAGAGATTATTTGTTTACTCCATCGGATGCACAATATAGAATTACAAAAGATTTGATTGTAGAAGAAATTGAAGGTAATCCTTTTGATCTTCTCAACAGAACTCTTTATCAAGATGAAGATTCTTATTTTAAATCGACTTTTGGATCGGTTAATAATGTTGAGAAAGTATCTAGGGGTGGAAAAGATTATTATGCTATTAGTTTAGATTATGATCCCAATGTAGATTTAGAAAAAGATTCTCAACGTTCTGATTTTTCTATTCACTCACAAACAAAATTAGTTACATCTTGCTCAATTGGATCAGATGTTATAGATGTTGATTCTACAATAGGATTTCCAAATTCTGGATTTTTAGTTGCAGATTTATCTAACGGAACATCTCTTACCATTTCATACACATCAAAGTCATACACACAATTTTATGGATGTACTGGAATAGATCAGGAGTTAATTTCTGGGCAAAATATTAGAATTAATTCATATGCCTATGGATTTGTTGGATCAGACGTTGTTAAAGTAAGAGTCACCGGAGTTTTATCTAATTTAAATTATGGTGTTGATACCAAGTATCATGATGAAGGAGAGTCTATTCAAATAAAAACTATTGGAAAAGATTCTAATGATGTAAGAGCAAATAACTGGATTTTTAATATTGCCACAACATATGATATTGACACTCTAACATTAACAGATTTAGTAAATTTTTCTTATAGAATTGTAACAATAGATAATCATAGCATATATGTTGGGGATAGTGTAAAGTTAATTTTCACCGATAGTACCGAAGTAGTATCTTCGGTAGTTGAAGTTTTAAATCAAAAATCTTTCATTATTGCAGATCAAGGACAAATTGACGTAAACAAAAAATATAAGGTTCAAAAATTAATATCCAAGACAAATGCTTTAAATTTTTCATCATCTAATATTTACAGCACTAATGTACAGAATACATATCAAGATGGAAAAAACTCTTTTTATGTAACTTCATCTTCTCTACCAAGTTACTTGAATCAGTCATTATTGGTAAAAGATAGGTCTGTAACTTTCTCCGGATTCTTTAATGGTGTAGATTTAGTAATCGGAAATCATGGATTCTATACAGGAGATGCTGTTTTTTATTCTGCAGAGTCAGTCTCTAATAGTCTAGGTATTCAAGATCAAATTTATTTTGTCAATAGAGTAAATTCAACAACAATTAATTTATCTAGAAGTAGATCTAACCTTTACGAAGACAAATTTATTTCATTTAATGCTACTGTCACAAATAATAAATTAGTTTTTAATGATTTTTATAACCAAACTCTTGATAATCAAAAATTAGTAAGAAATATTTTATCGCCAGAAATTGCGTCAAATTCTACTGAGACCTCCCCAGGACCGATAGGAATTTTAGTTAATGGAGTTGAAATATTAAATTATAAATCAAGAGACAGTCTTTTTTATGGACCATTGGAGGAGATAAATGTTTTATCTCCTGGATCAAATTATGATGTTATAAATCCTCCCATTCTTTCAATATCAGACCCTGTTGGATTTGGAGCAACTGGATTTTGTGAAGTTGAAGGGGAGTTTGAAGAAATACAAGTTATTGATGGTGGTTTTGATTACATAACAGAACCTGTAATTAGTGTTACTGGTGGTTCTGGGTCGGGAGTTCAAGCAAAGGCTCAACTCATTGATTTTAGTCATGCTGTTTCTTTTAATGCAACATCTTTCGGAGATGTTAATCTCACCAATGACACAATTACATTTTCAAATAACCACAAATTTAGAAATGGTGAAGTAGTTATCTATGACCCAGAAGGTCAACAGTCTGTTGGTGGATTGAGCACAAATTCCACTTATTATATCTCAACGCAAACAGAAAAGCAGATAAAAATTCATACTAATGCAAATGATGCACTTACAAATACAAATCCAATAAATCTCACCTCATATGGTGTTGGTAATCATAGACTTATTTCGGTTCAATTAAAGAAAAAGATTTCTTCTGTTATACTAACTAATAAAGGAACAAAGTATAAGAATAGAAAAATTTCAATAAGTCCAGTAGGAATTAATACATTTTCAAATATAATTGAAGCAAAAAACCATGGATATTCAACGGGAGATATAATTGTTTATTCCACAACCGGCAGTGAAATTGGTGGGTTGCAAAATGGAAAATCTTATTTTGTAACTTCTCTTGATGAAAATTCCTTTAAACTATCTAATGTTGGAACATCAAGCACTATTGGAATAGGGTCAGCTATTGTTGGTGTATCAACTTCCCTAGATTTCTATTTTAAAAATAAACAGTATGTTAATCTCTCAGGTAAAGGAACAGGAAATCATATTTTTAACTATCCACAAATTAATGTATCGATTAGTGGAAAAATAGGAGTCTTCTCTCCATCGGGAACAGATTATCAAGCTGTTTTACAACCAATTGTAAGGGGACAAATTAAATCTGTATTTTTAGAGTCTGGTGGAACTAATTATGGATCTGAAAAAATTCTAAACTTTAATAGACAAGCCTCAATAACACTCAAAAGTGGTCAAGGTGCTGAGGTAATTCCAGTTTTATCGAATGGAAAAATAGTACAAGTTTTAATCACAAATCCTGGATCTGGTTACAATTCTCCACCAACTTTAATTGTTTCTGGTCCTGGAATTGGAGCAAAACTAACTCCCATTATTTCAAATGGATCTTTAACAGAAGTAAAGGTTATAAATGGTGGAGTTGGGTATGATACTGCATTAATTAATGTTGTTTCCTCTGGAACAGGCGCAGAATTTAAATCTGTCCCCCAAAAATGGACTGTGAATTTGGTTGAAAGAAATATTCAAAGCAATCAAATTACAGATGATGATGGAATAATTGATACTGGGATCAATTCAAATTATGGGTTACAATATACACATCTATATGCTCCAAGAAAATTAAGACAAACTATTTTTTCCCGTGAAGTTATAAATGGTCAAATTTCATATTTACCTGACTTAAAGATAGAAAATGGAAAAGAATCTCTTTCAAATACACATTCACCAATTATTGGGTGGGCATATGACGGCAATCCAATATATGGACCATATGGATATTCAACAATAAATGGAGGATCTGTAAAACCAATAGAATCTGGATATTACCTATCTTTAAAACCAAATAGACCATCAACTTCAATTTTTCCAGAGGGATTTTTTGTCGAAGACTACTCATACAGGTCAAGAGGAGACTTAGATGAGTACAATGGTAGATTTTGTGTAACTCCGGAATTTCCAAATGGAGTTTATGCTTATTTTGCAACTATTGATGGGTCTGGCGTTGAATCATCTCCACCTTTTAGAAATTATAGAAAACCAGTTTTTCCATACTTTATTGGTAACAGTTACAAATCAAAACCAAATCAGTATAATTTTTCTCCTCTGTCAAATCAAGATAATATTGATCTGAAAAATACTACATTTTTTAGAAACACTACTCCATATAATTTATTGGATAAAAATAGTGGATATGACTTTATAGTAAATTCAAATAATATTAAGAGACAAAATTCTATTGTAAGGTATGTAAAACCAGGAATTGTGGATTCTATTGGTATTAAAACCGGGGGATTCAACTATAAAATTGGAAATAAAGTTATTTTTGACAATTCAAAATCTGGGGGACAGGGAGTATCAGCTGAGGTTAACTTACTAAACGGAAAACAAATAAGAAACATCAGTGTTAACTCGGTTTCCATTAGTGGAGTTGAATTTATTTCAAATCCACAAGGTATTATTGGGTTTGCTACATCACCACACAATCTTTCTATTCCATCTAATAATGTTATAATTACAGGATTAAACACTTCTACCTCAAATCTAAATGGAAATAATGTTGTTGGTGTTAGATCTGAGACCTTTTTACTTTCTGTTGGAGTTGGAACAACAGGATCTACTGGTATAGTAACTTATTTCAGTGTTTTTGGTCCTCTCGATTTTCCTAATATTAGAGAAAATGATGTTTTAAAAATAGATTCTGAGAAATTAAAAGTATTAAATATTGATCGTGAATCATCAAGAATAAGAGTTTTAAGAGAATATGAAGGGTCAACTGGATCTTCTCATACAGTATCATCTTTAATATATGAAGATTCTAGAAAATTTACAGTTTCTTATAATCCAAGAATTGATTTAAAATCAACAAAATATAATAAAGAGATTTATTTTAATCCCCCAGAATCTATTGGAATTGGAACAACATCAGGAATAGGAATAGGTGCAACTTTATTTTTCTCAAATCCAGGAGTTGGTGCATCATCTCTCTTCATCCCAACTAGAACAATATACTTGCCAAATCATAATTTATCTACGGGAGATGAATTAATTTACTCATCAAATGGTGGTAATCCAATAACAGCGTCTACAAATGGAATATCAACTTTCCAATTAGTAGATGATCAGATTGTTTATGTAGCCAAAGTAAACGATAGTTTAATTGGAATAGCAACAAATCAGGTTGGAGTAGGTTCTACTGGTATTTTTGTGGGTATAAACAGTTCTGTTACCACAGAAATTTTATATTTTACAGATCCTGGACTTGGAGAAATTCATAGTTTTACAACAAACTATAAAGATATTGTAGTTGGAGAAGTTAATAAAAATTTAGTTACAGTTTCCACTGCTGAGACTCATGGGTTAAATGTTAACGATATCGTAAATATTTCTTGTTTGTCTGGAATATCTACTACTTATGTTATCAAATATGATGATTACAATAGAAGAATGGTCATTGATCCAAAATCATTTATATCCGGAGATGTAGATGCTTCTAATGACACGATTCAAATTCTTTCTCATGGGTATATTACCGGACAAAAAGTTATTCATACTTCATCTTCCCCTGCCGGTGGTCTTGAAAATGGAGAAATTTATTTTGTTGTAAAAGTAGATAATAATAGATTAAGACTAGCAAAAACTTATTATGATTCGACATTAAGCGATCCGAATTATGTTAATATAACTAGTGTTTCCTCTGGAACATTATCGCTTGTAAATCCTCCAATTACAGGAACCAGAAATCAGCAAATTATTTTTGATGTATCAGATTCATCTTTATCATATAATATAAGTTTTAATAAGTATCCAGCATTTAAATTTGATATATACACAGATTCTTCTTTTGATACTACTTTTGATTCTAGAAAAAAGACTGGTGAATTAAATATTATTAGAAATGGTATATTGGGAGTAGATGCAAATGCTACTGTTACAATCAATCTTTCAAATGATGTTCCAAATACACTTTATTATCAACTGACTCCCGTTGATTATGATACAAATAATATTACAAAACTAGAAATAATATCTGATTCTGAAAATATTTTAGATAATAATAAAATACTTGTAAATCCAAGTATTTATAGTGGTAGACATTCAATTTCAGGAATCGGATCAACTACATTTTCATATACTATTTTTAATAAACCAGAAAAGTTATCATACACGGATTCAGAAGCTACGCTTTCATATACAACAAATTCTTTAACAGCATCGGGTGGAATTTCTAGTATTAGAATAAATTCTGGTGGATATGGATATGAAAGTTTGCCTGCTATCGTAAGAATAGATTCCTTAGATGGATCTGGCGCTGTAATAGAACCATCAGGATCTACCGTAGGAAGAATTTCTTTAACGGAGATACTCGATATTGGATTTGAGTACTCATCGGATCCATCAATAAGACCTATTGCAAAAATTCCACAAGTTTTAAAATTAAAAACAACATCATCATTTGAAAGAATAGGTATTTCTTCAATAGGAAAACAATATAACATATCTCCGGATCTAATTGTCATAGATTCGATTACAAAACAAATTGTTTCCGATGTTGATCTAAGATATAAACTTGGAGATAAAGAAGTTACTATCTTAAAAAATACAGGTGGAATTAGTAATTCAATTCCAGAAATTATACCAATCAATAATCCAAATGGTGTTGGAATTAATTCAATATCTTATAATGAATCAACAAAAGAAGTTACTGTTGGATTAGCAGTAAGTTATAGTTCTTCTAATGATTATCCATTTTCGGTTGGTGATAAAGTAATTATTGAAAACACTAGAGTTGGATTTTCAACCTCAGCAAAAGGATATAATTCCTCTTCATATGGATATGCTTTGTTTACCTTGAAGGCAATAGATCCAAATATTGGTGGAGCAAATGGAACTGTAACTTATAGTCTAGGAGAATATCTATCATCTGGAGAAAATCCAGGAGTATTTAATTTATCTCTTTCTGCGGGAAGAATTACTCCACAAAAGTTTTTCCCAATATTTGATGTTAAGTTGAAAAAAAATGAACTTAGAATTGGAGAAATAGTTTCTACCGAAACTGCAAGTGGCACAGTTGAAAAATGGTATTTTGATAATGATATATTGGTAGTTTCTACAACTCAAGATTTTAAATCTGGTGATATATTAGTAGGATCTTCATCAAAAACAAAATGCTCAATTGAATTAGTTTTCTCAAATGATGCTGACTATAATATTTCTGCAACATCATTAGTTAAGAGGGGTTGGAACTTAGAGTCTGGATTTTTAAATAATGATTACCAAAGAATACACGATAGTGATTATTATCAATATTTTTCATACTCTTTAAAATCAAAAATTGAGTATGAAGATTGGAAAGATCCTGTCAGTTCAATGAACCACACTGCAGGATTTAAAAAATTCTCAAATTTAATCATTGAATCAAATGACGCATCTTTTAGTGGAATATCAACCGAACAAAACTTGGGAGATTTCACTGCAACTGCGGATATTATTAATGTTGTTGGATTAAACTGTGTTAATGACTTCGATCTTGCAAGAGAAAACAAATTGACAATAGGATCTGATATTATTTCAGATGAAATAATATTAAATTCATCTTCAATTCAAGATTATTTTGAATCTGTTGGAAATAGAGTTTTAGTAATTGATGACATTAGCAGCAGATTTAATAGTAATCCAAGGCCAACTCCTTTTAGTGCAGTAGATTCGTTTGATCTATCAACTGTAAGATCTAAAAAATACATATCATATATTGTAGATAGAAGATTCACTGGAGAAAAACAAATAAGTGTTACTACACTGTTGCATAATGATCTTTTTGGATTCTTAAATCAATATGGAAGAGTTGAAACCGCAAATGATCTTGGTTCATTTGATTTTATCATTAGTGGAAGTGAAGGGCAACTTTTATTCTATCCAACAAAATTCCAAGCAAATGATTATAGTATAAATCTATTCTCATATGATATAAAGAATACTGTCTCTGGAATAGGCACTATCAATCTAGGAGATACTGTAAAAATAAACAGTAGCATCAAAACAATTCCAGTGGGATTTAGCACAACAACTAATTTAGTCAGCTTTGCTTCCACATATAGAGCATCAAAAATTATTGTTCAATATGCAGCGATAGATAATTCTTATTTCGAATATGATGAACTTACTATTATTCACGATGGATCATCTGCTAATATTCTAGAATATGGACAACTATCTACTAATATTTTATCCCCACTTGGATCAAGTGGGATAGGAACTTATAGTGCATATCTTTCGGGGTCGGAGGTAAAGTTAGATTTTACTCCAAATGTAGGATTATCTACATCTTATCATGTCAATTCAATTTTGGTTTCAATAGCAAATACCTCATCATCAGGAATTTCTTCAACAACTCTGAGAACTGGCAAACTAGAATCAGCAATAACTTCTATTGCTTCTTCAACATCACCAACACCCACAGTAGTTTCCGAGTATGAAAATACTTATTCGGCAGCTTATTATATTGCAAGTGTAGAAGATACTACAAATAATCAATATCAAATATCTGAAATTATTGTTGTGGATGATGGAACAACACCATCAATAACTGAATTTGGTATTTTGCACACATCTTCAAATATTGGAAATTTTGATGCTAGCATTTCTGGTGGAAAAACAAAATTAACATTTACTCCAATAGCAAATTCAAATGTTGAAGTAAGAGTTTTCCAAAATTCACTAAGATTTTTTGATGAAAATCTTACAGAATTAATTGATTTTACAAATGCTTTAATTGATACAGGAAGCGGAACTTATGATGGAACAGAATCTGATATAAGAAGAATTTTTGAGTTAACACATAAAGGACTTCCAATATTCAGAAGAAATATTTTAGGAAATTCTTCAACCGTTGTTGATTTGACAAATAACCTTATTAAAATTCCCAACCATTATTTTGTAACTGGCGAAGAATTGAGGTATACCCATTCCGGACAAGGAACTTCACAATCTATTGGTATTTCAACAGAAACAATAGTTGGAGTGGGAACAACTGATAAGTTGCCTCAAACTGTATATGTCATAAAAGTTACCGATGCGGCAATAAGATTAGCATCATCAGCAGAAAATGCTCTTAAAACTGTTCCAATACCTCTTATTATTTCATCTGTTGGAATTGGCACATCTCATGCATTAACTTCTAAAAAACAAAATACAAAAGTTCTGATATCGATCGATAATGTAATACAATCACCTGTTGTATCATCAGCATTGACTTCTATTTTACTGAAAGAAATTTCGTCTATTGATCAAATAATAACAGTTTCTGGAATCACTTCTTTCTTCAGTGGAGATTTGATTGAAATTAATAATGAGATTATGAAAGTTGATGCTGTTGGATTTGGTAGTACTAATGTTTTCTTAGTAAAACGTCCATGGATGGGAACAGGAATATCTTCTCATGCCAATGGATCTCTTGTTAAGAAAATTGAGGGTGATTATAATATAATTGACAATACAATAAACTTTGTTACTGCTCCATATGGATTAGTTCCAATTGGAACATTTACTGATGGACCAAATAATATCGATTATTTGGGAATAAGCACATATTCTAATTTTAGTGGTAGGAGTTTTATAAGATCTGGTATACCAGATACTGATAAAGAACCATATACTAATAACTATATTTTCAATGATATCTCACCACAATTTACCGGATATTCAACTTCATTTATTTTAAAATCAAATGGACAAAATATAACAGGAATTTCGACAGATAATGCTATTATTTTAGTAAATCAAGTTTTCCAAGGTCCAAAGAAACTTGATGCTCCAGTTAGTTTTGTTAGTGATTATGTTCTCAGAGAAAATTCTGGTATAACAAGCATTCAATTCAGTGGATTCATATCTACTACATCATATGATGTAAACAACAATAACTTACCTCGCGGTGGAATAATTGTTTCCGTTGGAGCATCGAAAGGATTTGGGTATCAACCAATTGTAGCAGCTGGTGGAACTGCTATTATTTCTGGATTAGGAACAGTAGCATCTATTAGTATAGGAAACAGTGGGTCAGGATACAGATCAGGTTTACAAGTTGTTAAAGTTGGAGTAAAAACAGAAAATCTGGAAAATGTACAAATTACATATGTTGGAACAGCAACAATCTCCGATGGAAATGTTGTAAGCGTTGCAATTACAAATCCAGGAACAGGATATACAACATCAAATCCACCCTTTGTAGTTTTTGACGATCCTTTAAATTATTTTAATCTACCATTAGTTTATAGCTCTTTAAATCAAGGAATTGGAATTGGTACTGGTGCAAGAGTAAATGTTGTAGTTGGTCAGGGATCAAGTGTCATAGACTTTGAAATCACAAATTTTGGGTATGGATATGGTCAAGGAGAAATTTTAACTGTTGGGGTAGGTGGAACTGTTGGAATACCAACGAACACCTCTTTATCATACAGTGAATTCAATATTACAGTTGATAGAACATTCTCAGATACATTCTCAGGATGGACATTCGGAAATCTTCTTGTCTTAGATTCATTTGACAACTTATTTGATGGTATCAAAAAGTCTTTCCAAATTACTTCCAATGGATCCCCAAGATCTATTAGATCAAGATCTGGTTCTAATATTGATGTTGAATCAACCCTTTTAGTCTTTATTAATGATATTTTACAAGTTCCCGGAGAGGGTTACATATTTGATGGTGGCAGTTTTATCGATTTTACAGAAGCTCCAAAATCAGGAGATAAATCAAAATTACTCTTCTACCAGGGAACTTCTTCTGTCGATGTCACTAATGTTGACATATTAGAAACTATTAAACCAGGAGATATTGTAAGATTGAATGATGACAACATTTCTTATAAACAAAATGATAGACTTGTCACTGATATTATTTCAATCGATACTCTAAAAACTAATCCATATAAGAGTCCAGGTTTATCTGATGATCAAGCATATGTACGTCCTATAATTTGGTGCAAACAAACTGACGATTTATTCATTAATGGAAAAGAGGTTGGAAAAGATAGAGTTTTATATGAACCATTGATTTATCCAAATACAAGGATTATACAGACAGTTGGATCTGCCTCGACGATAATTTTTGTTGAAAGTGTAAAAACTTTCTTTGATAGTAATAAAGAAAATTATTCGGGACAAAACAGAATTAGATTAGTTTCACAAGAAAATATTGTGGGAGCATCAGCAACTGCAATCGTATCGATTGCAGGGACTATTTCCTCAATTTCAATTACAAATTCTGGACTTGGATATACATCTGCACCAACTGTTATTGTTGGTAATCCAGTTGGTCTTGGATCTACACAAAGAGCATTAGCAACCTCAACTATATTTGATGGATCTGTAACTTCTATTCAGGTATCTTTCCCTGGAACTGGATATACTTCTTCAACTCCACCATCAGTTTTGATAGATTTTCCAAGATCTTCATATTTTATAGAAGACATATTATCAATTTCTTACAGCGGTGATTTTGGAATTATTTCTGGAATTTCAACAACTACTGTTGGAGTAGCATCAACAGGAATTATTTTTGATCTTGTAATACCACAAGATTCTTTCCTAAGAGATACCTCTATTGTTGGTACTGCACTGACAGTAAGTGGAATTCAAACTGGATATTATTTTGTTGTTTATAATTCAAATGTTGGCAGTGGAGTTACTTCACTAAGATCTGATGGTTCTATTGTAAGCATTGGAAGTTCATTCCTAGATAATGTCTATTATGCATCCAAAGTTTCAATTGCACAAACAAGTGTTTCCGGATTTGGAGTAACTTATGTTGCAAAAGTAACTGTCAGTGTTAGTGATTACAACGGACTCAGTGGAATTGGTTATAGTAGTTTCTTTGGAGAGTATAGTTGGGGTAGAATTTCTGCACCATCTAGACCAAATCCCAAAAACTTTACTTATTATAATAATGGACTACTGGGAATTTCTACTTCTCCAATCGTTGAAAGATTTAACCCTCTTAAATATTCAAATTATAATTAATAAATAGATAAAAAATCGCAAAATGTCTGCAATTATAACTGATCAACTTAGAATTTTAAACGCTAAGAATTTTGTAGCGGCTGCAACCTCAGATACTAATAATTATTATTCTTTTGTTGGGTTGCCGAACGCTACTGATTATTCTTCAACCTGGGATGCAAATCCTCCTGCACCTAAAGATAGTTTTGAGCAAGAAAATGATTATTGGGACACTATGGTAGCCCTTAAAAAAATTCCTGCTGGCAATGTTAATCAAGTTGTAAGAAAAAATACTTGGACATCTGGCATAACATATGATATGTATCGTCATGATATAAGTAGAACAAACACATCAAAACCATCAGAAGCAACTAATTTATATCTCGCAAATTACTTTGTAATTAATGATGACTTTAAAGTTTATATTTGTTTGCAAAATGGAACTGATCCAGGAAACCCATCTGGTAGACCTTCACTAGACCAACCAACATTTGTAGATCTAGAACCCAGAGCAGCTGGTGATAGTGGAGATGGATATATTTGGAAATACTTATACACAATTAAACCAAGCGAAATTGTAAAGTTTGACTCAACAAATTATATTCCTGTTCCAAAAAATTGGGATACTAGTTTAGAAAATTCAGCAATAAGAAATAATGCAGCAACTAGTGGTCAATTAAAAATAGTAACAATAAAAAATCGTGGAGTTGGACTAGGAACAGCAAATAGAACTTATACAAGAGTTCCTATTAAGGGAGATGGGCAGGGAGCAGAGGCAACAATTGTAATAAACAATGAATCAAAAGTAGATTCAATAACTGTCTCTAACGGAGGTTCTAATTATACGTATGGAACAGTAGATTTAGTTGCTGGGGGAGTTCCAACAGGATCAACTTCTCCAATTTTTGATGTCACAATTCCACCCAAAGGTGGACATGGATATGACATTTATAGAGAACTAGGTGCATATAATGTTCTTATTTTTTCTAGAATAGAAAATGATATTGAAAATCCCGATTTTATTACAGGTAATCAAATATCTAGAATTGGAATCGTTGAAAATCCAGAAAGTTTTGGATCATCTTCACAATTAACAAGCGACAAAGCCAGCGCACTTTATGCAATTCGATTAGTTGGGTCTGGTTATAGTTCGGCTGTTTTTACTCCCGATTCTAGAATTACGCAAACGATTGGAATAGGGTCAACTGCTGTTGGTAGAGTAGTTTCTTATGATCAAACAACAGGTGTTTTAAAATATTGGCAAGATAAATCTTTGGTTGGATTTAATAGTAATGGAACGCAAAATTCATCCCCAATATATGGATTTAATGTTAATAGATTTACAGCATTTCCATCTAATGGAGGTTCTATAAACGTAGTTGGTGGGTCTTTAACTTTACAGATAGGAACAAGTTTTTCTGGTGTATCTACCACAATAAATAGTAGAACATACTATCTTGGCCAATTATTTGCCAATGGACTTTCAAATCCAGAAGTTAAAAAATATTCTGGCAATATAATTTATATTG